ATTGTTTAGCACAAGCGATTAAGATAAATAAATTTTTAAGTGGCAGAAGGTCTTTTGTGCACTCTGTAGTTCACGATTCAATAACTATTGATTTAGATAAAGACGATAGAGATCTAATTAATCAGATAAGACAAATTTTTGAAGATACAAGACTGGGACAATTTAAGTCTTCGATGCACATCGGTAGAAATTATAGAGACATGGAGGAAGTATGACAGTATTAATAGGTTTAGGAAAAGCTGGTTGTGAAATCGTTAGTAAATTCTCAGATAGCTATAAAAAAATTACCATAGATGCTGGTTCGGAACTCCCAGAGTTCAACTCACCAGAACACTACGAGGAAAAATTGACCGATTATTCGCATCTCTTAGACTTTGAAGAGCAAGAATGCTACTTTTTTGTGTGTGGTGCCGGTAAAGTCTCCGCAGCCTCTTTAAGACTATTGGAGTTAATACAATCAAAGAAAATAAATCTAGTTTATGTCTATCCCGAAGAGATTATGTTGTCTCCAGTACAAAAAAAACTTAATAGGGTTGCTTTTAACGTTTTTCAGCAATATGCAAGATCAGGTTTATTAAATTCCATGTATATTGTGTCCAATGAAGAGATATGCAGCTTTCTTCCATATTATTCAATTGAAAACATGTATGATTATATTAATGAGGTAATTGTTAATGTTTTTGAGAGCATTATTTTTTACCTTAGTCAAAAGCCAATTCTTGGTGCTCATCACGAAGAGAAAGAGATTTCTCGTATTAGAACAGTTGAGTATGGAGAGTTTAAAGAAAATAAAAAAAACTTATACTTTCCACTTGACAACATCACCGAGACATGCTATATTAATATAGTAAATGATGAAGACATGAAAAATAATAAAGAATTGTTAAACATGCTTAAGCAAAAAATAAAGGATGATAATGAAAACAATATTATCTCTTCTTTTGCGATACACAAATCAGATTATGATCAATCTTTTTACTATGCAATTCGGTTTACACATTATTTACAAGAAAATACTTGACAAACTTTGTCAACATGTTATATTATAAAGGTGAGAAAAAACAGTAAACAAAATACTGACAAACTCTTCAAAAAAAAATAAAAAAAATACTTGACAAATGTAACACAATATGTTATAATATTATATAAGCAATTGAGAAGTGAAACTCCAAAACATTCACAAAGAGGTTAAGACTTGATCCGGTATAAAAAGTCAAAAAACTAGACATTTCAATAATATAGGAGGAAATATGTCAAATTCTAACGTAACAATCTTTAACGGAACTTTCCAAAAGCTTAATGGAGAGCGACGAACAATGCGATTTATTCGTAAGTCAGATATTCCAAGCTCAATGATTAACGAAGCAACAATTAAAACGCTTGAGGGAAAAACAGGCAACGAAGTTGTCTATGATATTGATGCTCGTGCATTCCGTCAATTTAACTGGAAAACTGTTGAAGGTGATGTAACTCGCACAAGCTCCACGTTTAACTTCTAGTCGCACTAGAGGATCGGTTTTTGGGTTGTTTCCGTAGAAAAAACTTCCCCTGTTTTTTTGGAGGATATATGAAAAAGAACAATCAATTGTCAAACTTTTGTTTTATCGCAAGTTTGGTATCCGTAGCCTGCTCTATTGCAGTATGGTGTTTAGCTGGAGAAGATCCAGCCCACTCTGAGAGGTTTGGAATTTTTGTTGGCCTATGGGCCCCGACATTAATGTCTCTAGCCTGCTTCTACCAAGAAGATTAGAGGTGATTAATGAACACAGGAGAATTTTTATTTATGCTGTTCACAGTTCTTACTGTGACCAGTGTAATTTCTGTATTTAGATATATGATTCACAGAATAGCATCTGATGAATATCCTAAAAAAGAAAAAAAAGACTTGACAACAACAATAAAAAATGTTATATTATAATTGGGAGCAAGATTAAAACTCTGCTTACCTTAGTCTGAGAAGACAAAAAACATCGCCAATTAATAGGAGAAACCACATGGCACTTAATATTGAACTAATGAGACAAAAACTCAATAACTCACAAAATAAGAAAATTAACAAATCAGGAGATACAAAATGGAGACCATCTGAAGGAGATCAAACAATTCGAATCCTTCCAACAAAAGATGGAGATCCGTTTAAGGAGTTTCACTTTCACTATAATGTAGGAAAGCGACCTGGTATCCTTTGCCCTAAAAAGAACTATGGCGAGCACTGCCCTATTTGTGACTTTGCCTCCAGTCTCTGGCGAGACGGAGTTGAAAACAATGACGATCAAACTAAAAATGCTGCAAAGAAGTTATTTGCTCGTAAGCGATACTATTCTCCAATCCTTATCCGAGGTCATGAGACTGACGGTGTGAAGGTTTGGGCATATGGTAAGACTGCTTATGAAACACTTCTTGGGTATGTTTTAGATCCAGACTATGGAGATATTACTTCACCCGAAACCGGAACAGATATAGTACTAAACTATAGTATTCCTGGTACACCCGGATCTTTCCCAAAGACCCAACTTAAACCTCGTCGTAGACCTTCCAAACTCTGCGATGATGCAATCGCTGACTGTGATGCTCTTCTTGATAGTGTTCCAGATATTGAAGCACAATTTGATAGACTGTCATCTGAAGATATACAAGCTATTTTGGACGACTATCTGTCTACGGATTCCTCCTCCGAAATGTCCTCCTCTGAAACTGCTAAATACGGCAGTTCCGTAGACAAAAAGATTAGTGACTTTTTAGGTTAGTGGTTGATCGCCTTGCCCCTTGGCGTTGTAAATAAAGGGGCGTTTTATTAATGGAGAAACAATGACAAAAGCAGGTAAAATTGACCTAAAAGCGATGCAAAAACTTGTTAACAAAAAAACCGGCTTAAACGTTGCTCACAACCTAAACGAAAATAATCCCACTATTGTGAAAGAGTGGATTCCGACAGGATCTCGCTGGCTTGATTCTATTACATGTAGAGGAAAGTACGGTGGAATCCCAGTAGGAAAGATAACTGAAATTGCTGGACTATCTGGTGCTGGTAAATCATTCATGGCTGCTCAAATTGCTGCTAACGCTCAAAAGAAAGGAAAGTTTCCTGTCTACTTTGATGCTGAATCTGCAATTGACCCCGGATTTCTGGAGAGCGCTGGAGTTGATACTGAAAACCTTATGTATATTCAAGCAATTTCTGTTGAAAAAGTATTAGAAACAATTGAGACTCTTATTGATCAATATGAAGATACACAATTCTTATTTATCTGGGACTCAATTGCTGCAACAAGTTCCGAAAAAGAACTTGAATCGGATTTTAATCCTCAATCAACAATGTCTGTTAAACCAAGGATTTTTGGTAAGGCATTTCCCAAACTAACTATTCCTTTGGCAAATGGACAACATACTTTACTTCTGATTAATCAGTTAAAGACAAATATTAATGTTCAAAATCCAACGGCTGCTCTTGTTGAGCCTTATATTGCCCCCGGTGGCAAAGCTATTGAATACTTTTGTTCTATGCGTATTTGGCTTACAAAACGAAAATCAAAAGCATCTTATCTTCAAGATGACACAGGTCTTCGTATTGGCTGTGAGGTAAGGTGTAAACTTCAGAAGTCTCGTTTCGGGACTGAAGGAAGAGAGTGCACATTCAAGATTTTATGGTCTGGTGGCGCTGCTATTCAAGATGAAGAGTCTTGGCTGTTAGCACTCAAATCCTCTGGAACTAAGCGCTTGAAATTATCAGGCGCATGGTACACTCTTGTTGATAAAGCAGGAAAAGAAATGAAATTCCAAGGAAAACAATGGAAGGCTAAACTCCAAGATCCACATTTTAGACAAACAGTTCTAGATATCATGGACGAAGAGATAGTAAAGAAGTTTGAATCCGAAGGTAAAAATTTTGGTGTGAGTGAAGACGAGTAATTTGTTTTCATGTTTTTCTCCTGGCGGTAGGTTGTGGTTGGCCTACCGCCTTTTTTTATTGTTTTTACTTGACAAGTTGAGAGTAATATGATATATTATAGTATGGAGGAAATATGAATGACAAACTTTGGCTATTGATTGATAGCACACACAAAAAACTATTAAGAGCGAGGTTTTGGACAACTTCTCTTGATAACTACAAACAAGATCTTGAAGATGCAATAAAAGCACTAGAAAAAGTAAAAAGAAAGTTGGAGGAAGAATGAAACAACCATCGTATATTGATTTTGATGAAAAATCATACCAGTGGAAGAAAGGTGTAAACTATAGAGAATCGCCACATCTGTATAGGATTGGTAGGGGGCAACAAGGTGTTTTAACATGCGAACCATACAAGTCAGAGATATGTCAACACTGGAGATTTAAAACAGTAGAACTAGCAAAAATTTCATCAAAAAAAATCTTAGAAATGTTCCATGAATATTTAAAACAAGATGATTTTGTCGGAGCAGATATGGCCAAGAAGTTTCTTCATATGGGCTATACAAGATCACGCAGGTATGCAAACCACAAAAGCGGTAAAAA